CACGTCGGTCGGTCCATCGGTTTCGCGCCCCCTTTTCTTGCTTTGGTAGTCCCGGATCATGTGCATGATCTGGATGGTGTTGATGTTTGGCATTCCACAATCCATCCAGGCACAGTAGAACGTGTACATCTTACGCAGCTTCCTGACATTCTCCCGGAAGTCAGCCCCCATGTGAACGCCAAGGCTGGCCATCTTATTGTACATGCCGGCTTTCCCCATCTTATGGAAGCCTTCTCCCGCCTCATACCGCTGCTTGATCTCTTTCATCAAGGGGAGGGTCCAGTCCTTGAAGACCAACACTCCTCCCCCACCCCTCTTCGCACCCTCACGCGCCCCACGGAGAGTGCAGAAGAAGGGGATCATCACGCCCATATGCTTACTCTGCGCCCGCAACATCTTTCGGGCTAAGGCTGTTCGCTCGCCGATACGATCCGACTCAGCCTCTGACATGAGGGCGAATATCTTAATCATGAAGTCGCCGCCAGTTGTGCCTGTGTCAAAGGCCATGCCCATGAAGTTGACAAAGTGGATGCGGATACCCCGCTCCCCAAAGAACTTCTCGCAGGTGCAGAAGTCGTGCATGTTGCGGAACATGCGATCCAGCTTATCCACGACCACATGGTCCCCAGGCTGGAGAGCTTCCCACAGCTGCGACCCAGCCACCCGGCTCATAAACGGCTTGGAGTAAGCCGACTGAGCCCTGGGCTCTATGTACATCTTGTCCCAGATGGCGTTATTGAATACGCCGTCCACCTGCCTTAGCTGGATATAGGCTTGGATGCGGGCCTCTTGGTCTGCAATGCTCCTCCCCTTATCGAACTGGCTCTTATGGCTGACACGGGCATAGCCCCGAATCTTCGGGACGTAGCCACCCTTAGCAAACTTAATCTGCCTGTATCTCACAACCGACCTCCGTGTTAAACGAATCCCGGAAGCATCCGCTCTTCCGGCCCTCCCTCATCCTGGTCATACCGATCATACTCCAGATCATCCTCCTCTGGGACCGGCACGGCTTTTTTGGTGAAACCGGCTTGGATTACATGCTTGGCATTCTGCACCTCCTCCCCGCTGTCAGACCAGCTGACATACCGCTTAAGGCGCTGAGTCCCCAGCCCGTTAATGAAGGTCGTGCCAACCACCTCTGTCATCCGCAACGACCGACTGTTATTAACCCTCCAATCAATCTCTGGCCATATAGCAGCCATAGCTATTCCTCCTGGTCATATCGGTCATAATCCTCATCCACCACCACCTCCTGCGCTGAAAGGCACCACTGGTCGTAGGAAAAGCGTAGGTCTTCAATGATCCCATGCCTCGCCCTAGCCTTCTCAATGCAGTACTCTTGCCATGACATGGCTTGGGGTGTATCGAAGGTACGTTCGAACGCTAAGAGCATTCCCCTGGGCGTGGTGATCTCTCCTCGCAGGCTGGTTCGGTCATGCCGCCCCTCCTCGTACCATGCGATGCTGTCCTCGTGAAACATAAGTCTCCCCCAAAAGAACTAAAAGCGACATCGCTGTCGCATTTGGTCCTCCGTGAATAATTACAATTATTTTTGAAAATCTTGAGACACCTGATAGGAGGGGTGGTATATTCGCAAGGGACAGAACAAATCCCAGTCATCCCACATTACCTACCTATGCCACAAGAAGCACAAACCGAATACGACGAAAGCAATCTTGAGGACATCCTATTGCCACCCGGCACGGGAGACAGCTCGGACGATTCTGGGTCCATTCCAAATCCGCCCGAAGTCCAGAGTCAAGAGCAGGCCGGTGCGCCGCCCGTGCCATCTCAGCCCGCAGTCTCCTCCCTGCCGGCTTCTTTGGCATCGAGAGCTAAGGCCGCCGGCCTGCCTCTTGACGACATTGATACGCCTGACAGGCTGGCTGAGTTTATCCTGGATCGGTATGTGCAGGAGCGGCCCTACGCAGACTACGGCCGGCAGTACCTAGCTAATGGCGTCCAGCAAGGAGCAAATTATCCCACCAATGCCCCACCCCAAGGTAATGGCCAAGGCAATTCCGAGGAGGTGGTGGAAGAACAGTTCGATCTCGAAGGGCATTACAATAGCTCCTGGCAGACCCACAAGCTGGAGCCTGCCGCTGAATACGCGATGAAGCACGGGATTGTGGAGCTAGGCGAAGATGGCCTGTTCCACGCCAAGCAAGGCTACGAGCAACTTGCTCTCCCGGTCCTGAATCAAATCAATCAAGCTCACCTAGGTCGGCAAGAACAGGTAAAGAGTCTCTTTGATGGGAACCTTTACCAGAACCTCGATAAGGTTATGTGGCCGGCATTTGAGCACCGGATGAAGCAAGCCTTCGAGGAAAGGCTCTCCAGCCAGATCAATCAGTACCACACCCAACAGCAAGAAGCCAGCTTTGTCGAGAAATGGCAGAGCGATAACAAGCACTGGCTGTTGGATGCACAGGGGAATCTCACTCCAGATGGAGCGAAGTTCCGTGATACCTGTAACGCACTGGGTCAGAAGTTCAACGGAACTCCCCAAGAACTTGCTGAGTATGCAATCAAGATAGCTGGAATCAATACGGCCGGTGCCGCACCAGTGGGGCAACCCGCTAGCGGCAGCTTAGTCGGCAGCCCGGCCGCAAATCAAGGTGCGGCGAGAGGGCCAGACGGGCGGTTCCTGCCAGCGGCAGCTGCTCCACAAGCCCCTCCTCCGACCAAACAAGAAACCTTTATTGACCGTGCCCGCAGGCACTCGGCTGCTACAGAGAGCCGCAACCTAGGCGTCAATAACAACTCCGACTACCAGATCGCCAATGAAGGTGAGCTGGAGAACATGTTCATGAACGCCTGGAAACAGGCAGCGGTGAATTAACCTTAGCCGTGCTGGTAGGCCCCGGACTGCGTAACAGACCGCCCTATCACAGGCCTTTCAAAGGATGCAGCAATGTCCGACGAATGGATTGGCGTAATCAATACTACGAAGCCTGCCTATATGAAGGGGGCCTCGGACCTGACTATCCGGCGTCGGCTATTCTTGGCCATGCTGAAGAAAAAGGGTCGGATCACTTACAACAACACCGGCTATGAATTCCGGTGGCAAGTTGAATTCAGCCAGCCGGCGATGAGCCAGCATGGCGACGGGTCGTTCCTGGACTTCAGCAACCATGACGCCTTCCGGCAGCTTGTCTTGCCGTGGTCGGGCTATGTGGTCTCTGACTCCATCACGATGAAGCAGAAGGCGATGAATGCGGGCCAAGAGGCTCTCATCAACCTGTTCCGCACCAAGCAAGGGCGTCTGACGAAGAAGATGCAGACCGGCTTGGCTTCGGAAATCTATAAGGGTGGTGGAACGTCTGGTCGTGAGAATAGCATCTACGGTCTGGAAACCTGCTTGACGGAGCGGACTGCTCCTAGTGCGGCTGACCGGATTGCTGAGCCTAGCGTCACGTATGCTGGCCTCTCAACGGCTCTGGCTAACCAAGGCGGGTCGTGGTCGGCCAACTTGACCACCTTCCCCAACGCGACCTTGGCAAACGACTGGCCGGATGGTCAGGGCGACACCGAGTATGACTACCTCGCCCCTAAGCTCATCAACTGGTCCAGCACTGGCTGGGGCACTGGTGCGACTGACTGGGAGACGAACTGCTGGCGGACGATTGGCCAAGGCATCACTTGGCTCTCGATCCAAGGTGGCGACGAGGGTATGCCGGAAATCTGCGTCATGGCGTCCAATCTCTTCCAAGGTTACAAGAACCATGAAGAGGCTACTCGCCGGATCAGCATTCCCCACAAGGTTGCCAACGACCTTGGCTTTGAAGGCAACGTCCTCAACCAAGATGGCTGCGCCATCAGCGCTGACTACGACTGCCCGGCCAACACGGCTTACTTCATCAACACCAGTGCGGTTGAGATCGCGAGTCTCATGCCTGAGCTGTTCTGGATGGAAGGCCCCACGGTCGATGCCCGAAGCGCGTACAGCGTCTTGTGGGCTAGCGGCTTCTACGGCCAGATGAGCCTGAAGCCCAAGTACATCGGCAAAGCGAAAAACTACGCGTAAGCGAATATGCAGGCCTCTGGCTGGCTAAGTGCTACCTTAGCTGGCTACACCTGCTCCATATTTTTGTGTTTCACTTCAGAGCCGGCAGAAGGCGAACCCTGCTCACCGGGCGAAGAATAAAGGAATAGAACGTGGCTGATAATGTGATTACGCTTCCCCAGCTGGGGAAAACCTACCTCAACGGCCCGAACCGTACCCCGGATGCCACGGCGACTACGTCCAAGGCTATCGAAGGTATTGTGAAGCTGTTCAAGAACGTCAACTACAACTCCACTGCGGGTGCCCAAGTTAAGGACACGCTCGGTGCGGGTGAGGTGACGGCTATCCTGGTTCGTAATGCCAGTACTGTTGCGTTGCTTCCTGGCCGTGTTGTGGCTTGGAAGACGCTCAGCCAAGGCAAGCAGGTCGATGGCTATGTTGCCGCTGACTTCGGTAAGGCTGCTGGTGTTGTTGATCCGTTCCTGCCCTCTACGGGCGTGGCGGTCAATGACTACTTCTGGCTTATCGTGAAGGGGCCGTGCCTCGTTAAGAAGTCGCTGGATGCCAATACGCTGGCCTCTGATGACTACGTGGTCACGATCACTGCGGCTGCCAGCACGTCCACCACGGGTGGTCGAATCGTTACTCCGGCTCTGGCTAACAACGCCACCAGCAATGCGAGTATCGCTTTGAACCGCCTGGGTATTGCGATGAGCAGCAGCGCCACGACTGGGGCCGATATCCTTGTGCGACTCGATCTTTACTAAGTCATGACTGACTGGTATAATCAACCCTAGGTTGACAGACCTTAGGGTGACTAAAAGTGGTTAGCGGGGAAACCCGCTGACTGGGAGCCACCCCTGGGGTTTCTGTCGCCTCCGGGGTGGTTTTGTTTGGTAACTCTGCGGTGAGCAGGATAATTCGATGAAGACTTGTTCAGGTTGCTTGGAGGAGAAGCCTGTGGAAGAATTCCACATAGATCGTGGCCTGCTATGCCAACGCAAGCCCAAGTGCCGTCTATGCACTAATAAGATCAAGGCTGCGTGGCGTCGTAGAAACGCCAATCTTATTCGCTCTCGCCGTCGCGAGGAGTATGCCAGAAATAGAGAACACTATATGGCGTACATGAACTCAGACAAGAGGCGAGAGCGGCTGTTTAGGTGGAAGCTTGAAAGGAAGTTCGGCATAACCCGCATCGACTTCGACAGGATGGTCGATGAGCAGGATGGATGCTGTGCCATCTGCCTCCAGCCACCATCGACCGCTAAGGGGCATTCCGTGAAGCACAGGCTTCATGTCGATCACTGTCATAAGACTGGCAAGGTTAGAGGGCTTTTATGTAACAACTGCAATGCAGCCTTGGGATATTTTGCCGACGACACGGTTGCAATGGCGCGAGCAATCCGCTATCTTAAGCAGAGGAGGACTGCAAATGAATAAGCCAATGGCTAGGGTTTTTGTGGCGTTTTATTACTACGGAGGGAATGGGGGAATAGCAGCTGTATCCCCTGAATTGATGTTTTGGTGGGCGAAAACGTACCACCAGCTCAAGCTCGATCCCCGCATTGAGTTCGTTGGAAGCAAGGGATATTGCGATACTCCAGTGACGCTTGTTCGTAATCAAGCTATTGAGGACGCTCAGGGTCTTAAGGCCGATATGGTCTTAATGCTGGACTCAGACAACATCCCAGACGGGTACGAGGGGTTTGCTGGCGTTAAGCCTTTCTGGGAAACGTCCTTCACGTTCGCTTACGAGCGTCTTCTTCAGGGCATTCCCACGGTCATTGCCGCACCATATTGTGGCCCTCCACCTCCGCCTGTTGATCCTCCGGGCATTCTGAATATGGGGGAAGTCCCATATCTCTTCCAGTGGTCAAACAAGGAGAGCCACGTCCCCTACGCCCCGCAGAAGCTAGACATGCTAACCCGCAATGAAGCGGCGAGATTGGCGGGCATCCATCCAATGGCCGCCCTACCGACCGGGGTATGCCTGTTTGCGCTTAAGGCTTTTGAGGGATTGAAGCGCCCCTACTTCTACTACGACTTCAATGAGGCTCATACCGAGAAGTCTAGTACAGAGGACGTGGTCGCCACTCGGAACATCGGCATGTTCTGGCAGATGACCAAGGGCTACGACGTCCTGTTCGCAAACTGCGACGCCTGGGCATGGCACGTAAAGACCAAGAAGGTGGGTAAGCCAACCATTATTCCCTCTGAGGCTGTGGCGGAGAACTTCGCTGAGGCTATCCGTAACAACTGGTCGAAGAACGACGAAGTGCGGCAACTCGACTTTGGATTTGAAAAGCCAGTGGTCAACTTCAATTTGAATAGAGGCCCCCAGAAGGCGATTGCGGAGCCCCCGCCAAAACCCAACCCGAAACCCCAAGCGATTGATCCGACGCGTCTAAAACGACGCTGGGACGTTTTAGGGCCAGATGACAATGAAATTTACGTGAGCGATGACGAATACCGCGAAATTGAAGCGGCTGAAAAAATGGAAGCCCTGGGGATAGTGAAGAGCATGGAAGACAAGATAGCTGAGGCCCTGCCTCCTCTGCCCGCGAGTAACGGGAAGCCGTTGACGAGCCGGCTTATTGGTCGGCATAAGGTGCGGGTGCTGGGGGAGAAGCTGCCTGATGTGGCTGTGGAGAACATCCAGAACCTAGCCCGATATGTATCAGAGAAGAATGGTGGCCCTATCAAGGCTGCTGTTATCCGACCTGGAACCGGGGAAGGCACTGCTGCCCTACTGTCTGTCCTGCCAGACGACTCCCGTGTTCACGCCTATAACTGGGCGGACCCATCCCGAAACTCCGAGTACTTTAAGGAGGCCTTCAAGAAGGACATGGACATGGGGGTGGTGAAAGCTGATCTGGATGGTAAGCAGGCTCCTGACGTCTCCGAGCACTGGTCGGATATGGCTCTCTTCCAAGACAAGCCGGACGAACAACAGCTTGAGCGATGGTTCGCTAACGTCAGTCCTCGTGGCCTTCTTTGTGGTGTTGGCTACTCCAGCCCGGATGTTAAGGCGGTTGTGGACAAGTTCTGTGATGACTATTCGCTTCCCGTTCAGGAAAGTGGTGGAGTCTGGGCAGTTCCTGTAGGGGATATTAACCATGTTTAAGCACGAATGTGAGGCGGATCACTGGCACCTGATCTCGGCTGAGCTATCCCCTAAACGCACCACAGCCCCTGACTTAGAGGTCACTACCAGGGAGGGGTTGCTGAAGGGCTTGTTCGATGACTTGGGGGTGCATGATGGGTTCCTGCAAGAGTACAACCTAGATGCCCGTCTGTGGGACTTTGAGATTCCTCAGGACTACACCCCGCGTCCAGTCGCGTTCCAATACGATACGTTATGCGGAGGCGCCCATGCCTAAGTGTCCGGCGTGCAAGAAGATTAAAGAGCAGGCCCACTTCCACGGCCTACCCCTCGACCAAAGATGCGTAGAGTGCATCCCGTCTGACATAGCAATGGTCCTGTACGACAAGAGAGTGCAGGAGGCTGGCCAGACGGTAGCAGCCATCTTCGACGCCAGCGACCAGGGGGTAAGCCTCAGGCCGCTAGAGACGATGGTGGCCCTGGCCTATGACGCCTTCGGTGGCCCGCACATCTTCATGCGGAATGTGGTTCAGTGGATTGAGGAACTCAGCACCAACCCTCGAACTAAAGGCATCGCCCTCACCAACGCCATGAAGCTGCTCGGCCTCCATGCTAAGGTGGATCGTATGCGGTTGGATGAGGACTTCAAGCGGATGGATGACGAGACTCTCCGGGCCACGCTGAAGATCAAGCTCATGGCCCTAGCCACAGAGGCTATGGCAGATGAAGCCAAAGCCAAGGCTATTAAGAACGTGCTAGGGGAAGATGATGATGACGCTATGGCGTGTGGGGTGCGGAAATGAATCTAGCTCTTCGGATATACATTGCTGGCGTGGTAATCACGGCACTCCTCCTATGGTCAGCTATTCATAGTGCTGACGGAAAGATCAATGACTCAGAGGGGCTCGGGTACTTCATTGGCATATGCCTACTCTGGCCTCTCGCTTGGGCTGCTGTTATTATCCTCACTTTAGTGGTGACTATCGTTCACGTGGGGAGCGGTGGAACAATCGAGGAAGTCTTTACTAAACCGTGGTGGAATGGCTAGCAATCCCTTTAAGTTCGAGGTAGATGCACTCCAGCGGGGGCTCCAAGAGCTTCAGCTTCGTGAGCAGCATCCACTGCGGGTGTACTGCCCCACAGACCAGCAGCTGGCTATCCACGAGTCTCAGGCGTCTGAAGTTATAGTTGTGGGCGGAAAGCGGTGTCTTGCTGGATATACCGAGATATATGACCCCGTTGTCGGTAAGAGCCGCAAGCTATACACAATTGACGGCCCATTCCATGTGATGAGCCGCAGTCCAACCACGGGCGAGAAGATCGTTGTGGCGGCTGGAAGGCCGTTCACTAAGGGCTCGGATGACTTTTACCAAATCACCCTTAGTAACGGCCACACCTTTGACGCTACACACAATCATCAGGTGTTGACGACGTGGGGGTGGATGCCTGTCGGCGCGGCCTTCGCACTCCAAGCAACATCCGGGCTCGCCCCTCTGGTGTCCAGTTCGGCACCTTTCCCTTCAGGGTTTCCGCGAGATGGTCGCGGTTCGTTGCAAAGAGTTCGAGATTGTCAGGGTGATTATTTTGCTTATTCTCGTCCTTGTGATGAACCACCTCTTCAGGAAGCAGATAGCGGCCTAGCACTTTCTCCATTACTAAGCGATGTTCCCGAACAGTCTTCGCTCGTGGGTGTGCAGCAGGGTGATCTGGGGCATAAGTCAGAATGTACCCATCTTTATCAATCCGCCGACCGCCCTTCCACCCTTTATGCTCGGGGCCAAACTTCTGCCCTCGGGGACGCATCTGAATCCCAAGCTTCTTACACCACTTATTCACCAACTTACTCGCCCGACCCAGTATTATCCCAATCTCCTCCACAGTCTTTCGTTCATCCTCATACAGCCTACGAAGAACTTCCCTGTCCCACTCATACGACCATCGCTTCGCCATCGCTAAATACTCCATTGGAAGAACCAAAGGAGGTAATTGTAACGGAGATGAAATACATTGGCAAGTGTACTGTTTGGGATTTTGAGGTGGCTGCTACAGGGAACTATGAACTCTGCGGGGTCTTGCATCACAATAGCGGGAAGACTTTGGCGACGACAATGGCCTTCGGGAGCCGTGTTCTTGGGATTCCTATCACTCGACCTGATGGCACAAAGATCAAGTCTCGCTTCCGTGCTTCCTCGCTGAAAAGCCCCAAGCTGTTCTGGGTCATCGGCCTCAACATCGACCATATTGGCCAGACCCTATACCACCGGCTGTTCTCCCCCGGCTTAGGATGTGACTTCCGCATTATCGCTGATGGCAAGGGTGGATGGCGAGCGTACAATCCCAACACCGATGAGTCTCGGTATGACGAAAGCCTACTGTCGCCGCCCATGTTTGGCGATCATGTCATTGTGCCGGACAGTTGGCATATGGAGTCAGCGGCTGGTAACGTGTTTAAGGCCGTGAGGCTCACCAACGGGGCGACTATATGCGCCTACGCCACCACTGGCGACCACCCTAAACAGGGTGATGCGGTAGATGGTATCTGGCTAGACGAAGATACGGCTAATGCCGAGTTCTTGAAGGAATGGCAAGATCGGCTCTCGACTCGACGCGGATGGTTTCTATGGTCCGTGTGGCCTAAAGTAGCTAATGAGGCCCTCATTAAGACCATTGAGCGAGGCAAGAAGCACGAAGATGAAGAAGACCCGCCAATTAAGCTGGTCCAGCTAGTTGGCTCAGAGAACCCATACTCAGATAAGCGGGGTATTGCGGAAGCTCTGGCCCGTATGGATGATGACGACGACGAGGCTCATCGTGATAGGGGCGATATCACCGCCTTTATCTCGGGCCGACAGATGTACGACTTTGGCTCCCACGTACACGTCGTTCGTCCTAAGCCAGAGATAGAGCGGCCCACCAACCCGTTCGCTGTCCTGGAAAAGCTGCTAAGCCTGGAGAAGCGGTTCCCGTCCTCCTGGACCCGCTATCTTGCTATCGACCCGTCCCATACCCGGACAGCTGTATTGGTGGGAGTGGTCCCTCCTCCAGAATGGCTGGGGGTGGATATGGGGGATAGGCTGATTGTGGAGGCTGAGCTGATTGCAAAGAAGCATACGCCATCAATGCTGTCAGAGGCCTTGCGCACTGAGGTCGGAACTGTTACATTTGAAGCATTCATTATGGATCAAATGGTAGGCAGACAGACGACGGTAGGGGCGGATCAAACGGTCTTTGCCACTTACGAGGCTGAGTTCCGGCAGCGTGGGCTTATGAGTCGCCTCACCGGGTCGGGGTTTATGCGTGGTAGTAACGACAAGCAGCTCCGCCGCCGCACTGTCCGCAGGATGCTAGAGCCGATGCAAGGCGGCTACCCGCAACTACTTATATCGAACAAGTGCCCTCAACTTCAAAAGGAATTCTTCAGCTATAGGAAGAAGGAAGTTAAGGATCACCAGGGCCGCCCAGTCCCGATGGACGATCCCGCCAATGAGCGAGTCCACGACTGTATGGCGGCCCTGGAGTATTTATGTCAGTACGTCTCAGAGCGGTTTAGAGACGGAACAGCCTACGTCGAACCTGCCGTGGCAAGAAGTCAGGGCAGCTTTGCGTACCACTCAGCCCAGGCTATGCAGAAGAAGCTGCTGGAGCAGGATCAGGGAGGATACTCGCACATGGGACCAGGAGAACGAGCATGAACGTAGATGATGACGGCCAAGAGGGGATGATGAGCGACGAAGAGATACAGCGCCACGACGAGCAGTTCGTGGAAGAGTACCTCAAGAAGCTCATGTTCCGCTTTGACGCTGTGCAGATATTTGTCACTCGACAAGAGCCGGACGGTCGTACTATGGGGTACGCCACTGGCAATGGTAACTTCTACTCCCGTTGGGGGGTGGTTAACGAGTGGATTTCCCGAGGTGGGGTAGATGATGCCCCGTCTGAACCCCCAGAAAACCAGGAGTAATCGTATGAATGAAGTAGCTTGGAACGCCATTGCGAAGGACGAATCCCGTCGTTTGCCCACTGCCCCGATCAGTTATGGGGATATTCAGTGGTTTGAGTACGGTGATAGGGCCTTCCCGTTCGCCGCTAAGGTGGTGGGCGTGGAGGGGGCAGGCCGGCTAAAACTGGTCATTTTTAAGCCGAATGCGCTACCGCAACACAAGACGGCAGTGTATCATGTGAATAGCCCCATTCACGACCAAACCAATAACCCGACCACCTACCGCTGCGGTTCCTGGGACTACATCCCCGGAGTCAAGATTCCAAAGGAACACTACGAGTTGTTCGACGAAGACATTGAACGACGCAAGGAGAACCTTCGGAAGGCAGAGGAGTCGGCCAAGAAGAACGCTGAGCTATTTGCCCAAAAGCAGGCTGAGCGGTTCGCCGGTAAGGTTAAGCCCCCGGAACCTATTCCGTCTCACTAGCCTAACCTGGAGCCGGCATGTTCGACGCCTCAGACCTTAGCTCTCCTAACTTGGAGCCCCTGCGCCCCATTGTTACAGGTTGGTTGTCCAAGATAGAAGGCGCTTTAGGCTCGCCCGCCCGAAAGAGATGGGTTGAGGTTGGCAACGAATGTATCATGTTCTATAACAAGTCCGCCGCCGCTATGTGGGACGGGGACTTTACTAAGAAGTTCTGGCGGGGGGTGAAGGCCCCTCGCTTTAGGGTTACGATCAATAAAGCCTTCGAGTATGTGGCTGTTATTGGTCCTAACCTTATCTGGGATACCCCGCACCGGAAGGCTACCCCTGGTCGGATACTGGATATCCCACAAGAGCTGGTCCAGGCTGATCCCCAGATGTTTCAGCAGCTTCAGATGGCTGCCCAGATGGATCAGGGCAAGGACCGCCTTATCTCAACCCTAATGGAAGGGTGGCTCAACTACACGCCTAGGGAGATGCCTGCGGGTGGGCTAGAGTACCACAACGAGATGGCCACCCTAGATGCCATGTTGCTTGGACACGGGGCTCTTTGGCCCTCCATCTACAACTTCCCTTCTTCCGACCGAACTCTCACAGGCTGCTTTAGAAAGCCCCCGCAAGACATCATCTACGATGCTGACTTCAAAACAGCAAGTGAATGCAAGTGGATGGCCCTTCGGCACGTTGAGCCCCACTGGCAGGTAGAGCGAAGATTCAAGCTGCCACCGAACTCCCTCAAGGGAAAGGCATCTCTTGAATCGAGCTGGCATTTCTCGGAGACACAGAGTCAAGCCGGGCGCGCCACATCCGACCGTCAAGCCGGAAAGACTAACGATTTGGTTGTCTGGTATGAGGTTTTCTCCAAGTTAGGGGCAGGTTCCCGCATGACGGGAATGCCCGATTTCCTGAAATCCACTTTAGAGCAAACGGTAGGCGACTATGCCTATATCTGCATTTGCCCAGATTGCCCTTATCCTCTCAACTGCCCGTCGGATGTTATCCGAAAAGGCGCAACCCCGGAGCAAGTTCGGGACTGCTTCGAATGGCCCGTCCCTTGGTGGACGGATAGCCGCTGGCCTTATGAGTCCCTCATCTTCTATGAAGACCCGGACAGTCCGTATGGAGTCCCACCGCTCGCGCCGGCCCTCGGAGAACTTAAGGCAATCAACGCCATCGTATCTTGGCTCGTTAACCGAACATGGCAATCCAGCCGACAGATGTGGGCCGTCCTAGGTCAGTACCACGACGACATGAAGAAGGTGTTGGACGAGGGGGACGATCAGACTGTCTTTGCTATTCCGCCCGGTGCTGGTGATGATATCAAGAAGGTCATCCAGCTGATCGAGTGCAATGAAGTCAATCAGGACGCTTGGCAGGTCCTTCAACTTCTATCCGACGCCTTTGACAAGCGAACCGGCCTGACTGAGGTAGGGGCTTACGGAACCAGCAACACGCAGAGCCGCACCGCAGAGGACGTGAAGGCTAAGCAGAAGGCTTTTGGTGTCCGGCCAGAATTCATGCAGAAGAAGGTCGTGGCTTGGCAGGGGCGTGCCGCCAGTATGGAGGCCATGCTGGCTTGGATGTTTGTGAAGGCCAAGGACGTGACTCCCCTGTTTGGTCAGGGCGGGTCTATGCTCTGGCAGAAGTTCATTGAGAGTGCTGACCACGAAGAGGTGGTTCGCCAGATGCGGTTCCAGATCGAAGCCTCCTCTGTACGCCGACCCAACCGCGACCGAGACATTGACAACTTCCAAGAATACATGGGACGCTGGCTGCCTGTGATGGCAGACTACGGCAAGATGACTGGCGACTTCACCCCGGTAAATGGGGCCATGAAACGCTGGTGTGAGCTGCATGATATGGAGCGTCCAGAAGAATTGTTTATCCCAGAGAAGGACCCGAATGACCCCGCAGCACAAGTTCAAGCTCAGATGCAGCAAGCGGAACTTCAGAAAACCCAAGCTGAAGCCCAGAAGCTGATGGCTGAGGCCCAGGCCAATCCCATTATGGAGCTTCAAATGGAGCACCAGATGGAGCAGCAGAAGCTGTCTATGGATGCCCAGGCCCAGGAGCGGGAAGCCCAGATTGACCTCCACCAAAGTCAGATGGAGATCATGATGGAGATTGAGAAGCTGAAGGCCGAGCTAGAAATCAAGAAACAAGAGCTTCAGATGAAGGCTCAAGAGCACCAAATGGATATGGCCTTCAAGACTCAAGAGTCTCAGGTTGACCTAGCCGTCAAGCGGGAGCAGGGGGCCACCCAGATTGCTCAAGGCCGGCAGCAGATGGCCCTCCAGAAACAGCAGGGCGAGCAGAGCCTCCAGCATAACGAACAAGCCCACAAGCAGCAGATAAAGCAGGGTGCCGTGTCCACGAAGTCTAAGGTGGACAGCACCAAGCAGCTCACTTCAGCCAAGGTCCAAGCTACCAAGCAGATGGCCAAGGCCAAACCAACGCCGGCAGGAGGAAAGTAATGAGTGTTATTGCTGAGGAAGAGGCGGTTGCCTTAGACACGTTCTTCAAGGAGAACCCTGACTGGCGCAAATACGCAGACGTTGTCGCATTTCCCCCTCTACCGGAGGAGATTAAAGAAGAGTTCCCAGACGTGGACGCTGAAGTCCTGAAGCGCTGTATGGAGCCGGTTAAGGAATGTGGGTACGACCTATCCAGGGGGGCTATCTACGTCCGAGTCCGTCGTGAAGACCGACGGGTAAGGGCTGCTAACCGCTGGGCTACTATGCTCTGCCTCCAGGCTCCGCCCGGACTGAAGACCACAGACACGTTCTGGGCTGGCCGAAAGACCTGGGTTCAGCACTTCGGCGAGGAATACGCGAATAACATCAAGGCTCAGTTCGCCAAGAAGGGGATCACGGTCGGCGATAAGGAATACATGCCAGAGCTGGTTCGCCCCGGATACGGCCCCCATAACCCCGACCCAGAGGCATTAGTATCCTTCGATGGGGCAAGGTCTTATATTAAGGGCCTCTGTGAATCCCGTGGATGGGCTTGCGAGGGAGCTGTAAATACCGAGCACCGGCAGCCTGAGGTTGACCCAATGGCCGACGAGAACTGCCTGCCAATGGCTGATGAACTCATTCGAGACAAAGGCTATATGATGCTCCGGGAGAACCCACAAGTGTTTGATAAATTAGATCGAAACGAGCGGAAAGCTGCTATATTGGAAAAACATGGCCCTTCCGGGACCGTAGCCACTAAAACCGTTTTGGATTAGTGGCCCCCAATAGCCCCAAGCGAAACAAACAAAGGACTCGCCCCCTATGGGATTCTCTAAGAACCTACTGTCCCGCTTCCGCTCCGCCCTGTGCAGCACGACTGCCGGCACGGAGTTCTTCAATATCTTCAACGTCACCACGCTCGGCACCGTCGAAGCGTCTAAGGTTGTGACTGTCAATGCCAGCAAGTTCACGACCGGACTGGTTGGTCGTACTGGCGTTGCTGTAACCGCTGAGCACGGCGCCGGTGTTATTGGCACGGGCGTGGCCCCAGCCACGTACCGCTACACCGAGAACGGCATTATCATCACTGAGATTAAGGTTGATCTCCAGGGCTTGGCGAGCGTGGCCACGGCCAACGACGTCATTGGTCTGTCGGCGGGCGGTGCGGCCTATATCGGCCGAAATGTGGTTGCCACGAATGGCGTTATCTTCAAGATTGAGCAAATCTGTGTGGAGACTCCGGTTGGCGGTGACAATGACGTTAATATCGTCGCTAACTCGTCTGCCGTCCTGGCTTATGACGGTGCTGGTGGCACGACCTACGGCGTGAATGCTGGCGATACTACGGCTGGCATGGTGGTCCAAAACCTCGTCCAGGGGCTCACAGACGGCCATTACTTCTACCTCACCGCAGGCACGGGTGACACGGCTGCTGCTTATACGGCTGGCCAGTACATCTTCCGCTTGCATGGCCATCCAGTCCTGACGTAATACTGACCCTCCGGCCAAAGGAGGGCCAGCATGAGCTTAGTAGACTTCGGATTCCTGACGTTCCACGACGCTGTCGATTACACTCTCGATCAGTGTCTTGGGGCAGACTACAGCCCTCGCAACCGCCGCTTGGCGGTCGAGGCGGTCCGGGATGCGTACACAGAGATTCCCTCTAAGCGTAATTGGCGGTATTATTACCGCAGCTTCACGCTCCAAACCACCGGTAATCAGACCACCGGAACCGTGGCCTATGACTATACGGGGGGCTCCTACGAACGGCAGCTCACCCTCACCAGCTCGACGTGGCCATCCGACCTAACAGGATATGCAGTCAGCATCAACAGTGTCCGGTATGGGATTGCCTCAAGGGTCAGTAGCACGGTCATCACCCTCCGCGAGGGGGACTGCCCTACCGACGACATAGCCTCTGGCACGTCCTACAACCTCATCAAGGACACCTATCTGATCCCGGCCAACTGCCGGACGATCTTCTCTTTGTACGACACCAACGCCCCCGGCCGGTTAATCGCCTGTGTTGATCCAGGTGACATCATCCGGGAGCGTCGGTTAGTTCGCGGCTCAGCCCTGCCTATCATGTACTCCGCCTTCCGTGGCGAAGACTACGCAGGGAGCATGGCAGTTCACTTCGCGCCTAGCCCCTCTGCGTCTCGCACCTACCAGTGCTACGCCCTGTTCATGCCAGAGCCGTTGCGGGTTCTGGACTACAGCGGCGAGGGCACTGTTGCGGTGTCTGCGAGTGGTGTCACGGTGACTGGCACCGGCACCAACTTTAGCTCTAAGCATGTTGGGTGTGTGATTCGGATTAGCGATACCGGAAGCGTGAAGATTCCCACTGACGTCCAGGGGGAAGTGGATCGCAACCGGATGGAGCCTTACGCTATCCAGCGAGTAATTAAGTCGGTCGAGAGTACCACGTCCCTGACACTAGAAGTGCCCTCAGATGTGGCCCTCACTGGCAGCGGATTCCGTATTAGCAGCCGAATCGACATTGAAACCAACTCTATGCGGAACGCTTTCCTGCGTTGCTGTGAGGCCCGGTTCGCCTGCCAAGACCGGAAGAAGGCTGAAGAGCGGGAAGCCCGCTATCAATACGCCCTCGTCCAGGCTATGTACGCCGACCAAAGGGTCTTCGAAACCGTTGGCCCGACCTTCATTCCCCGCACCCTCTCCGACGTAGCAGCTAATATCACCCTTAGCACGGGGGGTGTGTAATGCTCGCCAGTAGCAAGGGTAAGATCATGCTGGCCCTTCAGGGGGTGGTGAAAGCCCTCCAGCCCGAGGAGCTTGCTGACGAGGAGGTCCAGGTCAGGGAGGCATGGCTCTCCGGCTCAGGCGACCCCTTCCGTGGTGTCAGTATCGTAGACTTCGGGGAGCAGTACGACGACGGGACCAACGGCACAGCGGATATCGGATACCTCTGTGGATTGCTGTTCGCTAAGGGAAGGACGGGGGATGCGGTCCTTCCTGATGATAGAATCATTGGATGGTATGAGGCTACTCGGCGGAGGTTACAGGATCAGCGGATACCAGTGGGCAGTCAGGGACTGACGGCACCCAAGGACCATATCTGCATCATCCTCCCCGGCAAGACCCTCACCGACCCGAACAAATGGCCCAACTACTTGATCCGCCAGATGGTGGTGGCTGTGTGGATCAGAGAGAGCCCAACGCAGTATTAACGGAGAACCGTGATGGCTTCAGAAGCGCAAGGAACGAAAGCACGATTATTTTGCAAGGATGGGGCCGGCGTACCTGACTGGACCACCGGAACGATCAAGTCGTACCCCTTCTACCGGGAGACGATGCGATATGTGGGCAATGTAGTCCATCCACAGGTCATCACGGGAGATCGGTCGGAGCATGGAGAGCGGGCTCGGCAGGGTCCGAGTATGTATGTTGGGGATATTACCTTCGGTGTGAGCCCTGCTGAAATGGCGTTCTGGGCACCCTACTTTATGGGAACCACCGCCAGCGGCACCACCTTCGCGCTGTCTGCCAACGCACTCCTGCCTTTCTCCGTCTTGATTGACAAGGTCACGGCCACTTTTGAGTTCAGTAGCTGCTACGTCACGAAGGCAGTGATTGTCGGGAAGCAGAACGGCCCAGGCGGTCCACCCAACTTCTTGACCATCCAGCTCTCGATCATCGCCCTAGCCTACCAGAAGAATCCCTCAGGTCCTACGGCAAGCATCTCACTGGCAGACGGCAGCACTTATCCGATGGTGTTTGAGGACACCGCCAGTGCTATTAAGATTAGTAATACTGCGTATGAAACCAAGCAGTTCGCTATCCTTATCAACAACTTCGTTCGTGCTCGATACGTCAATAGCGTAGAGCCGAGCATCTTATACCCAGTACATCGCCAAGTTAGCCTCCAAACCCGCCACCCTTACGACTCAGCTACGGCAGCCCTGGATGCGGTGGCTTTGTCTGCTTCACCCACCAGCAATAACACAATCACGGCTACCAACGGGACAGTGAGCGTGGCTTGGACGTTTGGCGTCCTTCAGCTAGTCCCGCAGTCTCCTGTCGTTAGCGGCAAGGTGGAGATTGACTTAGTGCAGAACTTTGTGTCCCGGATGACTGGCTCCACACGGGAGTTGGTGATGACTATTGACACCTCACCGTAGAATTGTTATAATTAGCTCTTTAATCGCCACATAGGGAGCTTGTATGGGAAAGATAGTAGACATTACCGGGCACAACTACAACCGACTGACAGTTATCCGGTTCTACGGCATTGTGGAGCAGGGCGCTAAAAAGCAGAAGAGGGCGGCGTGGGTGTGCGAGTGTGACTGTGGAAATACGGTTATAGCGACCTCCAATGCTCTACGTAAGAACAACACGCGGTCTTGTGGGTGCTATAAGACTGAGGTTGTGCGAAAGCCTAAGACTCACGGATACAGCCGAACACCTATTTATGTGACATGGACTAATATGATTGCTCGTTGTGAGCACGAAAGCCGACCCGACTTCGATCATTATGGTGGCCGTGGGATACGGGTGTGTCCTCGCTGGAGAGGCTCGTTTGAGTGTTTTCTGGAGGATATGGGCGAACGCCCTTTCCCGAGGGCATCACTGGATCGAATTAACGTAGACGGGAACTACGAACCGGGTAACGTGCGATGGGCAACACAGAAGGAGCAGACGCGAAATACTCGTAGAAATCACCTTTTAACCATTTCGGGGGTCACGAAAGCAATATCCGCATGGGCAGAGGATGGTGGGGTTAGTCAAAGGACTGTGCTTAGCAGGATAGTGCGGGGGTGGTCGCCGGAAGAGGCTGTTAACCCCGCACGGCAAACGAAATGGAGCCGCAAAAAGAAGATTGCGCCATAACATGGACGAACAAGAAGACAGACCGGTAGATGGTGATCCTGGTTCCGACGGGAATGACAAGGCTGGGAATATGCCGTTCCTGTCCAACAAGGACCCCCTCGACCTAGAGCAGGGGCAGGAGACACCAGACGATTTGGCTGACGAAGCCTCAGAGCTAGGGGAAGGCCTACAAGAGGCGGCTGACTCGGTCGGTGATACGCAGGATGAAGACACGAACCCCGACATTGCCGACCTACCAGAAGGGGAGCTACCAGAGAACGTAGACCTGTCAGATGAGCCAGAAGAGGCGGAGGTGCCCACCGACATCCCTGTCGGCGAACCTCCCCCCATCGACTTCGACTTTGCAGTAGCCCCGGAGATCACTCACACAGAATCCCCTGCGGTAACTGCTGCCGAAATCACGGCCATCTCAGATGCTTTAGGCGAGCTAGGCGACCCTCCGGTCGCCGACGATGCAGCTGCCTTTGGTGATAAGTTAGATGCGTTTAATGAAGCTGGCGGGGCCGATGGTGGCGGGGCGAGCGAGGATGACGGAGGTGGTGGCGGAAGCGGTCTTGAGCAGTTCGCTGACGCCACTGTCGATAACGCCACAATGCAGTTCGATTTCCTGAAAGATCACGCCAGGGCTCTCAATGATCTGCAACGCCGCCTAGAAGTGGAGCGTTTATAGTGGCCTCTGTTTGTGTTTACCGAGGGTACACCCATGCCGATAACGAGATAAACCTCGTTAGTGTGGACTATCGTACCCAGTACAGCCCCAGACGGAGGAAACTCACCGAAACCCGAACCATGCGGATTCAGGGCGAGTTGATTCTATCCAGCACGGCTAACATCGTTCAGCGCGCTGCCGACATCATCAATGCCTACAGTCAAGATTACGGGGACTTCACCTACACCGTTGGTGGCGTCCTAGCCCACAGCCTCACCAACTCGAACGGCTGTATTAGCGGTGTGAAGGTGGTTAATAAGCAGTTCCCTTCGGGTGGGCCAGAGCAGCTCGCCACAACCAGAACTTTTGGCGCAACCCTTCAAGCCACCTACGATGTTTCAGAGGACGATGTCGTTTCTTGGCAAGAGTCGGTCGAGGTGATAGGGACCGGGGGGCCGATCTGGGTGGCAGCCAATACCATCTACGGGGCATACATCGAGCCCCTGTCGTCGGCATCACTGATAACTTACTCCCAGACCGGCAGTGCTGTCGGCTTCAGCAATTACCCAACCCCCTCTCCACCCATCTTCTCACCCTTCGAGTACACACACAGGCGGTCGATTCGGAGGACTAGCGGCACCCAGCAGGGTACTGGCATCAAATACTTCAGGACGGCATGGCATTATGAGTTCCCGGCCCTGCCAGGGACGTATAATGACCTACCTACAAGCAAATAAGGGGATAAAATGGCTACTTGCAGGTGGACTGGGTCGAGCCTCAATAAGAAGCAGGTAGCTACGCTTGCTATCACTGGCTCTTGGTCTGCGGCTGATACGGTCACGCTCACGATGGACAATATCGACTTCGTGACCACGATTGGTTCGCTGACCACTACAGCTCAAGTAGCCACGACCATATTCCAGGCCTTGAGCGGCACCAGCTTCACGGACACTACAGCACTCTCCACGATTCCCGTAGCGGACGGCGGCGGTTCTTTAATCCCGCAGTTTTCGGAGTTCACGGCCACCAACAGCACGGCCAGCAGTGTGACCATGACGGCTAATGGCACTGGCGCCTTGGCTGGCAAGCCATTCACTATGTCGGCAGCGGACAGCTCGTCTGGAACTGCTACATTGACCCTCAATACGATCACCCCCACCAGCCAGTATCATGCCGACCAAGTAGATAACTACAGCGGCAACGCCCTGCCGACAGGCGGCTCTGATACGCTGGTCTTCGATAACGGCTCCGTTGACGTCCGCTGGGGACTGGACTACGCCACGACCCTCACGAACATCACGAAGTACAAGAGCTACACCGGGAGTGTGGGTTTAGGCGAGGTCAACTCAGACAATTCAGCCAAGCCGTACCACGAGTACCGCACCACCTACCTGACCTGCACGGCCTGCACCACAGCGAACCTAGAGGTCGGTGATGGTCCTGGGAGCAGCCGCTTTAAGCTGAACACGGGTTCTGGTGCCTCTACGATCAATGTCTTTGGCAAGGGGAGCCGGGTCGAGAACGGAGTGCCCTGTATTTTATGGAAGGGCACCAACGCCTCGAATGTGGTTAATAACCTCGCTGGTGACGTGGGTATTGCCTTCTTCGGCGGAGAAGCTGCGACAGTTGCAACGCTGATAACGGGTGACGGCCCTCAATCGGCAGCATCCACAATCTGCGGCAGTGGTTGCACTCTAACGACAGTAACCTTGAACGGGGGAACTCAAGAGACAAACTCAGCCATAACAACCGCCAATCAGAACGGCGGGTCTTGGACCCACAAATCCGGCACCGTGACGACCGCAAATATCTACGGAGGGACGCACTATCCCAACGGCGTAACGACTTACACCACACTGAAGCTTCTTGGATCGACATTCGACCTCTCCAGAGGAAATGGCACGGTCACCGTCACCAACACGATTCAGATGTATGCCGGAGCTAAATTCATCGACCCTCAAGGGCGGGTCTCGGGGCCCGTCTTCAAGCTGAATGGCTGCCTCCCATCGGAAGTAACCATCGTTATCCCGAAGGATAAGACGATCACCGTCTCATGAGCCAATGGCCCAAGCCGAGATCATCTTTGGAAGTCTGTCTGGTATCCGAGGACTTACGCTCTCGCTTACCCGAGGAGTCTCTCCGTCGGCGTTCACGCTCTACGTCCGTCCCCAGAATAATCTGGATCTGGGACAGCAGACCCTGACTTGGGGGAGCACTGGCAACACCCTGTCGCTCTCGGGATGCGTCCTCAGTGAGTCCTTCATTCGGAAGCACTACGACGAGAAGGCCCCGTTGTGGTCGGTGGTGGGGTTTGATCGTCGGTATGCGTGGCGGTTCTACAGCGTGTCCGGGGATTACAACCGCAGGAAGCCTGACGGGACTCTGGATACATCGACTCAAAAATCTCCCCAAGAACTTGCAACGCTTCTTGGTTCGGCCCTCTTTGAGACAATAGACGCATCACGGATGCCACAGGGAGTTTTTCCACGAGCTCTATGGAAGAATCAGCGGGCAGATCTGGCTCTCCAAGCTCTTTGCGACTATGTGGCATGTGAGGTGGTCCTTAATCCGATATCGAATGGGGTGGAGATCTGGCCGCTAGGCACCGGCCAAAGCAGCCCGACGGGCCTGTCGGAGATTCTACCGAAGTACAAATTCTACAACCGCAAGGAGATCCCGTCTCGGGTGGAGGTCCATGGCGGAGACAGCCTCTATCAGACGAAGCTGCAACTCCGGACGGTGATGCGGAACGACAACGGGGACCAAAAGCTGATCACCAACTGGGAGGCCCTGCCCTACGCTTCCGTGGGGGCCGAGTCGCCGTTCTCCTTCCCGAGCATCACTACTACAACCAGACGCAGTAATGCCTATGAGGGCTGACTGTGTTATCGAGATCACTAAGATCTTGTCCTTCATCATCGCCCTCAGTGAGCCCTTCCTCGGTGTCAGGTTGACCCGGGGCTTTCTCTTCAACAGGACCATTCGGACCCCATTCCGCAGCCTTATCGTAACCAGCGTCACTGTCTGGCCCCTTTGTCGGAATGTCATCTTCTTCGTCCATGATTTAAGCCGTTGAATCAATTGTCAGGACTAACTCGCGGGTGGAGCCAGTCATGCGGGAGACGTAGTTGCTCACCAGGTCAATCTCTTGCTTGCCAGCGACCACGGGGCTCTGGTTCACTAACTGAAGGACCCCGAACGTCCAGGCAATGCTGACATTGCCATTAGTCGCGGTGATCACGTTGTTGCTCGTAGGAGACGAGGACAGGGCCACCGCATCTAGGGCAGCCGTAGCTGAGTCGTACGGATGTCGGGTCTGGAGGCTGACCTTGCGGTGCATCGGATACAGGATCGACGGCTCCACGCTGTTCACATACCGAGGACGCACATAGTTGTCGAGCACAATCGTGAACTGCTTAGTCTCGTACGCAGTATTAGAGATCTTGATAGCAGACGCCGTGTCTTCGAACACCATCGGGTAGAAGCTGCCGTCGGCCAGGGAGATGCTGGCTGTGGGTCCCGATGGGTTCTTCTGGTAGGCCAGAGCAATGATCGAGAGCTGGAGGATCAGGAAGTTCGGGGGGCCACCGGGGCCATTCTGTGTGCCACGGACAACCGCCTTGGTCACATAGCAGGAGCTGAACTCGAAGACCGCCGTTACCTTGTCGATGGCGATAGCAAAGGGCAGAAGGGCATTGTTCGCTAGGGCGAAGGTGGTGCCACTAGCGACGGTACCCATGAAGTAGGGGGCCCAAAACGCCATCTCAGCCGGACTGACGCCGAACGTGATGGTGCCCGAGTAGACGCTCGGTCCTT